ACAGTGCAAAAAATAAGCGGTTAAAAAACCGCCTAAAATCATTAACTTAATTGGTCGGGATAGCAGGATTTGAACCTACGACCCCTTGCACCCCATGCAAGAACTGACCGAAATATTAACATTTAATATCAATGGTTTGTATCGCTCCATTCATTAATATTACGTGTTATTACGGTACAGTTACGACACAATACAGTTTGCTTGCGGTACACTTGTGGCACACTCATTTCCCCATTATTTTGTCTTTCTGACGACTACCTGCGCTTGACCCACGGTGGAAGTTAACAACCGTACCAACCAACGTCCATGCCGAACCGAATGCCATCAGTGCGTATTCTTTGTTCTCCAGCGGTACACGGTCGATAAACAACAAGTAAGTTAGGTACAACGCCCCACCAACGATCACCCAATCTAATAAATAAGCTGTGTTCTTAGCCATCCAAGCAGGTTCATCGCCCTGAATCGCAGTGTTCATTGTGCGTGCCGAATTGGTATTCTCGATGTCTAGCTGCTCAAGCGTAACGCCCAACTCTTCACTTCGTTGTTTCGCGGAAATCTCAGCCAGTTTGATACGCGCAATGTCATCACTCGATAGCTGAACGTCACCGCTTAGAATTGCCTTGACCTTCTCTTCGTCTCCGTCAAAAGCCTTAATCAGCGCTTCGGTAGCAACACCTAAAGCAGGCGTTCCCACGAATCCTGCTACGGTGGGCGCAATCGTTTTGAGAAAGCCGAAGAAGTCATCCATTACACGATACCTTTTAAGTAGATTGTCGGTTTACCTTCTGTAAAAACAGCTGTGTACAACTCAGAACGTGGCTTCATACCCAATGGCGCAACCTGAATATGCACCCAGCCATGCTCGTTAATCGCTTTGTCGTAGGGCAAGCCAGTATGTGCGATTGCGACAGCCAATTCAGCAGCCGTCATCCCTTCAATACGAATATCAGCCGCCAAGCCATTAAGATGTGAACTTGTGCGAGAACCACCGACTTTAGCATTAACTGCTTGTGAACGATAACCACTGTTTACGATAATCGGTTTACCGATATGAAGGCGTAAAGGCTCAAGCACGGTTGTGACTAACCGCTTCAAATTCATCACGGCTTCGTTATTCGGCTCGTTATCTAACCCTGTGTTGGTCTTAGTCAATTCGGCAAGGGTAAAATGTTCTGATAGTTGCATTAGTGTTGCTCCTGCTTGTCTTGTTTTTGATGCGGCTCTGGGTCTTTTAGCAAAACCCATGCGTAAACGATGACCACGATAAACTCCATTAGTCCTCTAACTCCCCATATTCTGGTTCGGCAAACCCTGCCAGTATCGCCCCGATTGCAAGGAAGCGGCTATGCGTCCATTTCAACCACTCAACTTCTAAATTACGCTCCTCACGGCAGAACTCGATAATCCCTGCCCCGTAGGTTTTGCCGTAAGCATCTTGCAAGGGGAAGATGTAAATCGACTGCACACCATGCGCTGCAATAAACTGTTCTGCCCCTGCTAAAGACGGGTCGCTTGTTGAAATGTCGTGTACTTTTGGGTAACAGATGTTCTTGCCGTCGAACACGTCAACATTCCACGATCCATAAAGGTTTGCATTGATGTTCTGCAATAATTGCATAATCGAATCAGTACCCTTGCTTAACTGCTCATGTGTACATGAATAGCGCAAGAAAGGCACACGAGCAATAGAATGAATACCGTTGTGAAGCTGCATAATCAGCACACGGTCGCACTGCAAATCGTGCTTGATGACGCGCAAATGATTCGTCACATCGGCTTCCATCTTCCCCTGTTTTGCGTAGTCGTGTTTTTTGGGCTTGTGCATCTTTGCCCACTCGGCACGAAAAGCATTAATGCCTTTCATAATTTCGCCCAATTTGGCAACGACCACCGCTACAACCGTTGTACCAGCAATGCTGGCACCAGCCACCCACTGCCAGCTACCCGATATACCAGCCTCTGTTACGGTTAACAATTCGTTCATCGGTAACCCTCTGGTAATTGGCTATTGTTAATTTCACTCTCGTAAGCGCCGCGACAATGATTGTTTTGCCAGAAAAACAACGCATTGATTAATTTATAAGCGCTAGACTCATCGCGCAAACGCCACGCCCTAGCGCTTAACGTTTCATCTGCATAGCCAAAGCCATCTGCTTTAACATAAACGACGGTATTAATGAGCTGATCGAAAGCAATTAATACTTGTTTCATTCTAAGTATTCCAGCAATAGCATTGCTGCCTCTTCGTCGCTAATATCTAGCTTATAATTAGGACTAGCTAGACGGTGAGCCATATCATTAATATCAGCACCAGCGTTAACTTGTGCTGCGTATGCTTCTGCTTCGGCTTCTAATCGAAAACTTGGTATCACGACATACATCAACGGAAATAAGCATATAGACAGTGCATAAAACGGAACAATCACTTGAACCGAATCTGGAAATATGAATAGTGCAATAGTAACCAACAAAGCCCATAGCCCCCCCCATCGATACCACTGCTTAACGTGGGTGTACTCGTGGGCATGGATACCTTTATCATCTTTATACTTAGGACGGATAAGCACTAGAAACATAATTGCTCTAGCGCCCACCCAATCCGCCATAAAGCGGTCGGTATAAATGGTTAAATGCGGTAGCATCACGCAAAAACCGCTTTACGCAAGCCTTGGTACTTGCCGACAATCTCACCGACTTTTAATGCATAAGCATCAGCGGCAGTAATGATTTTATTGGCAAGCTCAGCTTTTGTCTCGCTCATGGCGCGCGAAACTAGCAAAGCATCTAATAAAGGCGTTGCAGCGGTAGCGCTTTTCACAAAAGCACGCGCCTCTTGCTCTTGCTTCACCCAGCTATCCATTTCGGCTTTTGGGCAAAAACCCGCTAAAGCATCAACCTCAGCCTTACACTGAGCATCTAGGTTTTTTAACGCAAATTGCGCTTGACTAGAGTTAACAGCAAGTGCAAAAAACGCATCAAATGTGATTTCGGTAAAACCAATCGCGGCAGGTTGCAATGCTTTGAGTGTAGCAATCTGTTCTACTGTGCCAGAAACTGCAACAACGTGAGTATCGAGCCACTTAACATCGCACCCCGTTACGCCACTATCAAAGAAGCGGAGTGTCTGGAAGTCGTTTTGAGTGGGCGTATAGCTAAAATATTGAGACATAATTGTCTGCTCCTTTTGGGTAATAAAATCATGGCTTGGGTTAATTGTAAAAAATGACTATAAAAAACAATCGTCGCGCTATGACTAGCGTGACCAATCAATGAGGCAAGCGCTGCAATGTTTTTTAATTGCACAGCACGCTTGAACTTTATAACCGAATGACGACGTACAAATTTAATGCTTTTCCACGTTCGATAACCAACAAAATTAATTCCCTTGCGTATCTTGCCAATATTCCATTTGCTGAACTCAAGCAGCAAGTTCTTTTGACAAAATTGTTCGCAAAGCACCTTAATCTCTTTCGCTTTTTCTAATGAGGTTCCAATGCCGATAAAGTCATCAACATAGCGAACATAGTGCTTAACTTTAAGCTCACGCTTAATATAATGGTCTAAAGGGTTCAAATAGGTAAGCGCATAAATTTGGCTAAGCAAGTTTCCAATCGGAAGCCCTTTTTTTGAGTCGTCTACAAAAACAAATAACGACATAATGTGTATCATGCGTTCGTCTTTTATTTTTTTGCGAAACAAACCAATTAGAATATTGCGATCAATACTGTAAAAAAACTTGCGAATGTCCATTTTGACGTAATAGCTATCACTGTCATTTTTTCGCATGGCTTTTTGTGTATATTCACTAGCTTTGTGTGTGCCGCCACCTTTTCTGCAAGCATAGCTTTGGTCGATAAAGCTACTGTCAAAAATAGAATAAATCACCCGATAAATGGCGTGCTGAACGACTAAATCCCTAAAGTGTGGCGCATGGATAATGCGTTCTTTGGGTTCGTAAATTGTAAAAGTCTGTAGCTTCCTTGGTTGATAGCTGCCGCTTTCAATTTCAGCTTTTAACTGCGCAATTTCTGAATATAAACTAGCACTAAAATTTAACGTGCTAGGCTTATGGGTTTTTCCTCTTTTGGCTTCTTGGTAGGCAAGCAATAACGATTCCTCGCTAAAAGCTTGCTCAAACAAAAAACCAATACGCTTTGAGCACCTTGGATTTTCGACAGTTAAGCTACTCAAACAAGGCGCTGCATGATCTATTTCGCTTACGCTGGATACTGCATCCCTGTGTTCCACTGTCTCGTTTCCGAGTTTGAGGGGTTGTGAAACAGAGTCGGAGCCGCCCACTCTGAGGCTGGAATCAGAGGACGCATCGTTGACACCGCGGGCGAAAACGCCAGCACCGGCACCATCGCCCCAAGCGCCACCAACAAGCGGGAGCTTTGTAATGCAGTTACCCATTGTCGATACCCTTGTTAACCTTTATCCAGTCTCCAATCATGGCACCGACTTGATCTGACAACATTGATATTTTTTTAAATCTATCATTGTCGTCAAGATTCGTTTTCACTCCTTCTTTGCATGCAAAATAACCAAGCTCGTTTGCTAGGTATAATTGCATTCGCAAAGTTTCGTGAGCAATATCTAAATTTTGTAGCGTGGTTTTTTTATGGTATCGCTTATAGCCTTCGACGGTTAATGCGTGCATTTGATAGGCGTTGTTGCGAATCTGAGCGCACAAAGCATACTTCTCGTGTTTCGGGAAGTGAGCAAGGTACAAGTTGAGCAGCTTTAACAACTCAACTTGCTTACGCATTAACGCCGTAGATTGGCGATCCAAAGCCATCGCTATCGCTCGGCTTTACAGAGACACACAGGCGGAGCCGCCCACATAGAAGTCCGAAGCAGATGACGCATAGACGACAGCGCGGGCGAAAACGCCAGCACCGGAACCATCGCCCCAAGCGCCACCAACA